GGCTGGCTGGACCGCAACCGGGGCGGAGAGGAGGAGGACAAACTTAAGCAGGGTGAACTTCCGTATTCCGTCACGATGCTTATCTACGATCTTCGACGGCCAACCATTATCTGAAAGGAGAGCGTATGGCGTCGTTACACGCCGGGGAGCTTAATAAGCGGGTTACGTTGCAGCGTCAGGAAACGCTGAGCGGACAGCTTGGTGAGGTGATCCCCGGAGGCGTTATCGATATTGCTACTGTATGGGCTAAAGCAGAGGTTAAATCGAATCGGAAAATACGCACGCTGGATCAAAAGCAGGTTGTTGAAACCTGGCTTTTTACTATCCGACCCCGTCAGGATGTTGATATTGACTGGAAATTGCGGTGGAAAGATGAATTGTTCACCGTGGTTGCCGTTGACCGCAGCCAGTCCGACCGGGTTGAAATAAAAGCTGAAAGAGATGGTCGTCATGATAGAGCAAGCAATTAAAACCTCGCTTGAGCGTATGTCCGGGATGGCTGTTTATCCTCTTCTTCTTCCAGACAGCGAGCAAAGCGGTATTACTTTTCAGCGAATATCGGATCCTGAAATTGAAACTGGAATGGTGCGAACGGGGCTGATCGCCGGACGCTTCCAAATCTCTATGTATAAAGTGGATGATTATACCAGTCTGGTCCAGCTGGATAAGGCTATTTGGTCTCTCTGGAAAAGCATCGTCCACGGCGAGCTTGAGGGATATCCGGTTCAGTATGTTCAGCGCGGCAATATCCTTCAGGACAAAACCACCCTTACCAGTAATCAGATCCAGTACAGGATTAACCGCGACTTTATACTTTATTTTTATGAGGACTCCTCATGATTCACATGAAGGTTGAAGGGCTGCATGAGCTGGAGCGCCAGCTCCTGGCGCTGGGCGAAAAGGTCGGGACGCAGATTCTGCGGGATGCCGGAAAAGCTGCTCTTGAGCCCGTGCTGGAGGACATGAAAGCGCATGCTGGTTATGACGAAACAGCAAAAGGTGAGCACATGCGCGACTCCATTAAAATTCGCTCATCCACTTCCAAAGCCAGGGGCAATGCGGTTGTTTATCTTCGCGTTGGCCCGAGCAAAAAACACTTCATCAAAGCCCTGGCTCAGGAGGTGGGGACGGTTAAGCAGGTTGCCAGTCCCTTCATTCGTCCGGCCCTCGATTATCAGAGAGCGAAAGTTCTACGCATTCTCGCGATAGAAATCCGCGATCGCATTGAAAACCATCGGTAGCGCTCGCTGCCACCTTTAAAGAGAGAGAAATTATGGCTGATAAAACTTCGCCAGAGTACGCGATGCTGCCTGCCGGCACAGTCGTTATGTGGGGTGCTGCGGGCAGCAACGTAGCAACAATGAAACCGCTTATTAACTGTAAGGCGCTGGGCGCAACCGGGCAGACGGGCAGCTTTGTGGACTGCACCACACTGATTGATACCAGCAAGCAGTTTATTTCCGACCTGCCGGAAGGCCCTGAAAAATCGCTTGGCTTCATCGACGATCCTGCCAACCAGGACTTTGCCGATTTCCTTAACGCAGCGGAGAACCGTGAAACCGTTCAGTTTTACGTTGAGCTGCCAAACGGACGTACGGCGAATATGATCCTGGCGCTGTCCGGCTGGCAGATGAATGAAATCACCGCGCCGGCCAGCGAAGTCATTCAAATTACCGTTCAGGGTAAACAGAATAACATCACCTGGGGTACTGCAGCCGGCAGCTGATTCCCGAAAACATTTACTGGCCGCCTTATGGCGGCTTTTTATTATTTACTTCTCAGGAAATATTATGTCCAGCATCGATGTCTTTGCTTTGAAAATAGCGCTTCTGAAACCAAAAAACGCCATTATTACTGCCGAAATCTTTGGCACTACCGTTTATCTTCGCCGAATGACTGCCGGCGAACTTATCGATCATGAAGAAGCACTTCGTGACAGCCAGATCGCTGAAGATGCCCGTAAAGCCTCAGAGCTCAGCGTACAGCTCATTGTCGACTGCCTTGTACAGCCTGACGGCAGCTCTATTGCCGCTGAAGACAAACCTACTGCAGCCGAGCTGCTGCAGGCGCATGATAACGTCGCGCTGCTGGACGCTATTGCCACCGTTAAAAAGCATGCCCTGGGCAAGCTTGAGGATGCGGAAAAAAACTAACCAGCTCGCCCTGGCTTGAGCTGATTTTCTGGCTGGCCGACCGCTGGGGCGAGCCCGATCCGTCGAAGATAGCTTCACTCCCGGTAGAAACTCTCTACCACTGGCGCGCGTATTTCCTGCGTACCGGTGCTATTAGCCGTCCCGATGAAGAGAATTCACCGGCTCCTGAAACCCCGCCTCCCGCTGCAGTCAGCAATGTTGACGATCAGTGTGCGGCAGTAATGAGAGCGTTAATGTAATGGCTGACGTTGCTTCCCTTGCCGTCGGGCTGCATCTCAACGCAGCCAATTTTAAATCTCAGCTGATGGGTGCATACAGCGATGCTGAGAACTCCTCAAAGCGCTTTAACCGTAATGCGCAGGAAGATGCAAAAAAGACAGATGAAGCCTATTCCCGGATGGGGAAAACCATTTCGGGCGTTGGCGGCCGCCTTGCTGGACTTGCCGGGGTCGGTTTATCGCTGGGCACCATCATTACAACCATGCGTGATTATGGGCAGGCATTATCGGATCTGTCGGCTATCACTGGGGCAACGGGAGCTCAGTTAAAGACGCTTGATGAAGCCGCTCAGGAAATGGGGCGCAGCACAGAGTACAGCGCATCCCAGGCAGTAGAAGCGCTTAAGCTGATGGCTTCTGCTAAACCCGAACTCCTTCAAACAGCTGATGGGCTTACCGAAGCGACAAAAAGCGCGCTTACGCTTGCTCAGGCTGCTGGCTCAACTTTGCCGGATGCAACCCGGACGCTGGCCCTTTCGCTAAACCAGTTTGGCGCGGGTGCGCAGGAGGCTGATCGTTATATTAACGTACTTGCCGCCGGTGCAAAATTCGGTGCTTCTGAAATTGCTGATACGGCTGTCGCCATCAAAAATGGTGGGGTAGCTGCTGCCCAGGCAGGTGTTGGTTTCGAAACGCTGAATGCGGCAATTCAGGTGCTGGCTGAGCGTGAAATCAAAGGAGGGGAGGCGGGGACCGCGCTGCGAAACGTAATCCTTTCCCTGGAGAAAGGTACCGACAAAACGCTGAAGCCGTCAGTTTTAGGGCTTAGTGGCGCGCTGGAGAATCTGTCGAAGAAAAACCTTTCTACCGCGCAGGCTGTAAAACTCTTCGGGGTTGAGAATATCAACGCGGCTTCTGTGCTGGTTGATAACCGCAGCAAACTTGATGCCCTGACCCAGGCCCTTACTGGCACCCAGACGGCGCATGAGCAGGCTGCTATTCGGGTGAATAACCTGAATGGTGACATCATGGGGCTGACCAGTGCTTTTGAAGGAATGATCATTAAGATTGGTCAAAGCAGTACCGGCCCTCTGCGTTCCGGTATCCAGTCAGTAACCGATGGCATTAACCTGCTTACCGATAATTTTAATGCCGTTGCAAGCGTGGCGCTTTATACGCTGATCCCCGTCCTTTCAACGAAGCTCACCGCGGGGCTGAGGGGAAGCGTAAGTGCCTGGCAGCAGAATCAGGCAGCCGTAAAAGCTACGGCTGCGGCCCAGGCTGATGGCGCGCGCAAAACGCTGGAAGCTACTGCCGCCACGCTCAAGCGAAATGACGCTGAGTTTGGTTACTATCGTCAGCTGGAAAAAACCGCCAGGCAGCATGGTCTTAACGTTAACTACCAGGGGGAGTTTAACCGGCTTATCCGGGAGGAAACCGAGCAAACTAATCTGGCCACGCGTGCCCAAATGCAGCTGGCAGCGGCCAATCGTCAGGTATCACTGACAGCTCGTGCTGCCTCGGTTGCAGTTGGTCTGGCTCGTGGTGCTTTAGCACTGGTTGGGGGGCCATTCGGCGCAGCAATGCTGGCGGGATCCGCACTTCTGTATTTCCATCAGCAGGCGAAAGATGCCCGCCAGTCTGCAGTTAACCTCAAGGATGCGGTCGTTGAAACCACGGCTGCGCTGATGCAGCTTTCTGATAAGCAACTGGCTGTTAAACAGCTCGATCTTGGGGACCAACTTGAGAGCCAGCTTGAAGAACAGAAAAAGCTTCAGAATCAGCTGAAGTACATGAATAAACAGATTGATCAGTCGAACAAGCAGGGCTGGATCGGCGATGTCTTTGGTAACAAGAAGGACATGCAGGCTGCGCGTCAGCGAGCAGAAGCTGATTTGGAGTCGGTTAATCAGGGCATTCACAAAACACGAGACAATCTGGAAAACGTCGGTAAAGCGCGATTTTTAGTTCACACAGGTATTGCCAACCAGGCCAACGCCTTAGCGAATGACATCAAGACCATTACAGCCGAGACAGCGAGAGCCGGGGAAGGTGTGACTACACCGTGGACCGGGGAAGATACTGAAAAAGCCAAAAAGGAAAAGGTTAACCAGTACCTTCAGTTGCGCAGGGAAATCGAAGAAGCTCATGCTACCAGCCTTGGCAGAATCGACCTGCAGGAAAGGGCCAGCCAGGAAAAACTGATCGCCGCCGCTCGAAAAAATGGGGCAAGTGAGCATGACCTGCAGCGCACTCTGCTGATGAATGCCGAGAACTACGAGAAGCAACGCGCTGCACTGGCCGAACAATATTCCCCTGTGCGCGCAGCTATCACTCAGGAAAAGGAGGCCAGTCAGGAACTCAAGTCGCTGCTCGATTCCCGCCTGCTTACTGAGAAAGAGTACATGGCGGCACGGGTGAGGCTGTCACAGGATACCTCACGGCAAATTTTGCAGTCGCAGGCTGATGCTCTTTCGGCGCCGCGTCTAGATCTTGGCGGTGATGTTGACCCGCTTGTTGCGCTACGTAATCAGCTGACGCAGAGACAATCCCTGCTGCAGACCTATTACGCTGGCAATGCTATCAGTAAGGACCAGTACGAAAGGCTAATGCAGCAAAGCAGTAAGGATTCTGCAGATGCTCAGTACCAGACCGCGCTGGAATTATATCGCTCACAAAGTGACTTCAATAACCTGGCGATCGGCATGGTTGACGCTACCCGGGAGCGAACCACGAATGTCCTGACTGGCCTGCTGACCCGTACCCAGACCTTTAAAGAAGGCATGATCAATCTGTTCTCCACGCTGACCCAGTCGATTATTCAAAACCTTGTAGATATGGCAGCGCAGGCGCTGGTTACTAATACCATTTTGAGTTCGATTATGGGTATTGGTTCGAGTGTGCTTGGAGGTGTTAGTGGTGGCGCGGCAGCCAGCTCTGGAACAGCAATTTCCGACTATGGCAGCAACTTCCAGTTTAACGCTAAAGGCGGCGTTTATTCGTCCTCAGATTTAAGCGCATACAGCGGTCAGGTTGTCGATAACCCCACGTTCTTCGCCTTCGCGAAAGGGGCAGGGGTAATGGGCGAGGCAGGCCCGGAGGCGATCATGCCGCTAACCCGCGCAGCTGATGGCTCACTGGCTGTACGTGCAGTATCTGGAGCCGGAACAGGAGGCGACGCGGCACCGAGGGTTTATATCACCATCGACGGCAATGGCAACACATCCACGCAGGCGCCTTCCGGACTGGAAAAATTCGGAGCTGACGTCGGACGATTCGTCGATCAGCGATATAAGCAAAACGTCTTGCGTGATATTCGCCCCGGCGGAGATATCTGGAACGCGATGAAAGGAACCCGATAAATATGGCCATCGAAACCTTTCCCTGGAGTCCCAGGGTTAGTCCGTCCCAAACTGTCTCGTTTAGAACCAGAAGCGCAAAGTTCGGTGACGGGTATGAGCAGATCTCTGGTGATGGCATTAACCCTCGTAGCCAGCAATGGGAGCTTAACTTTGTAGGCACAGAGGAATACATCCAGAAGATCAAGAACTTCCTGGACAGGCATGGAGGTACAAAAGCCTTTCAATGGAAACCACCGCTTGAATCGCTGGGGTTATATCGCTGCGCCGAGTATAAGCCCACTCCTATAGGGGGTGAGAACTACTCCCTTTCTGCAACGTTCCAACAGGCCTTCAAACCATGAGTCTTAACGCAGATTATCAGAAGCTTGAGCCCGGCGATGAAGTCAGGCTATTCGAGGTGGATGGTACTGCCTTCGGTACGGGCGAGGTGTTGCGCTTTCACAGCTACAGCCTTGCTCACACTGAGGCGGAAATAACCGCTGCTAGTGGGGATGAAAATAAGCTGCCGGCGAAATCAATCTGGTGGCAGGGCGAGGAATACAAAGCTTGGCCCTGCCAGATTGAAGGGATCGAGGCTTCTACCAGTGGCAGCAGCGCGCAACCGAAATTATCGGTGGCTAACCTCGACAGCTCCATCACGGCGCTTTGCCTTGCCTATGACGAT